AAATAAAATCAGGAATATCGGCAATATGCATTATAGCTATAGTGTTAGTGCTTAATGGCATCGCTACAGCGATAGAGTTTCCAGGCATTAACGATAAAACGGAAATAAAAGAACCGGTTACGGTAGCAGAGCTAGAGAACAAAGATCATATTGAGCAGGTATCAAGAAAGTATAAATTGGATTCAAGAATTGTAAAAGCACTCATTGAAGAAGAAAGTGGATGGCTTGAAACGGCCGAAGGGGATGGTGGCGAATCAATTGGGCTAATGCAGATCCAGGAGCGCTGGCACAGGGAGAGAATGCAGAGGCTTGGAGTGACCGACTTATACGATCCCAAACAAAATGTAAAAGTAGGTTGTGACATACTAGCTGAATTACTTGGCAAGTATGGGAATTATAAGGACGCGTTGAGCGTGTACAACAGCGGCAATACCAAGGATGGAAAGCAGTACGCGGAAAGGATTATGAAGAATGCAGGATTATAAAGATTACGAAGGCAGATGCAAGTATTGTGGTCACACAGAGCTGATATTGTCTGAATCACAAGAGCAGGCAGACGAGAATGTGACGAGAAAGTGCATGTGTGAGGGCAGGGAAAGAGAAGATCGAAGAAACAAACTTACACAAGCCATCAATGACATTTCAAAAGCAGACGAATACCTCAATCTCAAAGAGCTAGATGAAAGTACGAAAGGTCTAGTGCATCGAATTGGAGACATGGTGCTTGACGAAATAATCGAAAAGGCAAGCATCACAGTGCAGGGAAGCACAATCACTATAAAGGGCGGAGCAAAGATAAGAGTTCAGCGAAACGCAAAGACCACTGCACTGATGGAGGTTTAGTAAAAGTCATCAACTGCCTCGTGGTTTTCAAATATTTTTCAAAAGGGGTTAGATATAAAGCGACCACGAGGCATTGATTATAAAGGAGCAGATATGTACAGACTAAAAGTTACATTCCAAATCGAATTACCCAACAGCATGGCAAAATCGCCTGCAGATGTGATTGAGATGTTTCACAACAATGAGTTCGTTTTAACAAAAGAGGACATTGTAGATGTGTCCGCAGTAAAAGTAGAGAAGGAGACAAGTGATTATGAGTGATTTTAAAGGAGCACTTTTTCCAAAGCCAAAACGCAAAAAAAGAAAACGACTAACAAATGGCTACAAGGACAAAGCTGAGAGAGTATGCAAGTACTGCGGGAAACCTTATGCAGAAAGGCACGAACTGTTTTATGGACCACTAAGACAGACAAGCATTGAATATGGATTCCAAATCGATGTGTGTCCGGACCATCATAGATGGCTACATAGTGCGGATCCGTCAGGAGTTGAAGAGCGCGACAGATTGCGTGCTGAAACTGAGAGAAAGTACATCGAGGATTTGATGACAGATGGATGTAATTTGGAAGAGGCGGTCGAAGCCTGGATGCAGATTATTGGCAAGAACTATTGTGAGGAAATCAATCCATGAATTGTCCACTATGCGGAATAAGCCATATGGAACAAAAGGAGTGGAGACAATGTCCGCGCGAGCAAGAAACGGTATGCACAAAATGCTGCAGGCAGTGTGATAGCTATAACAAAAGTATGCACATTTGTATGTTTCGTTCGAACATGTCAACTTTTATAAAAGACAATAAGGACAATCCACACAAAATTGCACAGGAAATTATAAGGAAACTAAGAAATGAATAGTGTACAGCTAATAGGAATATTAACGAGAAACCCAGAACTAAGATATACAACGTCGCAAATGGCTGTTGCGACGTTTAGTATTGCCCTCGATATACCAACTCTATCTGATCGGAAGGAAGAGTTCAATGTAACTATATTTGGTAAACAAGCAGAAAACTGCGAGAAGTACCTAGCAAAAGGAATGGTGGTTGCAATCCAGTGCAGACAACAAACGAGCAGCTATACAAATAAGAATGGCGACAAGATGTTCGTTACAAATCTTGTTGCAGAGAGCGTTGAGCCAATAGGCTGGAAAGACTCAACTGTGAGCTAAGGGCAGGAGAAACACAAAGACAACCTTTAGTGAAAACGATTTTCCATATGGATTTGAACAGCTGAACGAAGATATGCCATTTTAGGAGGGACATTGATGATCAAGAACAGTAAACTCTATGTCTACATCGAATATGAAGAAACTGCAAAAGGAATCATAGTTCGAAATCATCACGATGGAGCTTCGATGTTGATAAGCAAGAAGAACACAAACCAAGAGATAAGGCAGTTCAAACAAGAAATCATAGACGACATAGTCGAGCTTATGCCAAGCGTTCACTTGAAAGAATGCAAAGTTTGTCATAGAGAATACTACACACAGTACATGCAACAGCGCAACTGCTCAAAAGAATGTAGCGAAGAGGCTCAAAGGCAAAGTGATCGCAGGTGCAAGCAGAAGAAACGACAAGAGGAACTTGCAGGAACAAAAGCATATACAAATAGAGACACTGAAATCGCAAGCACAACTGAAGAGGCTCCTGGATTGTCATATGGAAAAAGAAAGGCTTTGAAATTCATGGAAGACAACCGCGAGGCCCTTTGGGGGAGTCTATATTCGGAAATAAAAAGGAAAAGTAAATAGTATGAAGTTTATAGATTTTTTTAGCGGTGTGGGGGGGTTCACGCACGGGATGGAACTTGCAGGACACGAGTGTATAGGACACTGCGAGTTTGACAAGTACGCAGAAGCAAGCTATCGCTCAATGCATACCATCACAGATAAGCAACGAGAATACTTGCTCACATTACCGCTCAGACAAAGACAGAAGGAGATTTTAAAGGATGAGTATCTTAATGGAGAATGGTACGCAAATGATGTTCGAAGAGTTATCGCAGACGATATACCACGAGCAGAATGTTGGTGTTTTGGATTTCCCTGCCAAGACATCAGTATCGCAGGACACCAACACGGATTTAAAGGAAATCGCTCAAACCTATTTTTCAGAATTACAAACCTTATTGAACAGCTCAAAGAGGAAGATAGACCCAACACCCTTTTCATTGAAAATGTTAAGAATCTACTTTCTGTTAATCGAGGACTCGACTTTGCAAGACTTCTCGTTGAATTGGACAAGATCGGGTACGATGCGGAGTGGGAAGTTATCAACTCGAAACACCACGGTGTCCCGCAGAACCGCGAAAGAGTGTTTATTATTGGACGTGCTAGAGGAACAAGTAGATGTGAAGTATTTCCTTTCGAAGAATCAGGCGGAGAAAATTGTATTAAGCAAATAGGCAGAATGAAAACTAACAACGGAAGAGATAATCCTAATCAATACAGAGTTTATGATCCTAAAGGGATAGGACCATGCTTGGGAACTTGTGGTGGAGGGGGATTAGAGCCGCACATAATACAGCCTTTTGGCATTGATAAATCTTGTAACAATCCACGCAAAATAGATATTGCAAATTGTATAACTGCACAAGAGGACAGTGGAGTATCAAACCATAAAGCAGAGGGAACAGCAGTTGCAATTCCTGTTATAACTCCTGAAAGAGCGAATAAGCGACAGAATGGGCGGAGATTTAAGGAAAATGGCGAGCCGTCTTTTACGCTAACAGCACAAGACAGACACGGAGTAGCGATATCAGTACAACCGAATGATAAAAGCGTGGATGGTGAAATTAAAGTAAAACAAGCCACAAAAAAAGGATATACCCTCGCAAACAAGGGCGACAGCATCAACCTCGCAGTGCCAAACAGCACAACAAGGAGAGGAAGAGTTGGAGAACAAGTAGTACAGACACTAGATACATCTTGCAATCAAGGTGTTGTGGTAGAGCTATATGATGACTGCAGTGTATGGGCAACCTGGAGCGAAAAGTATAACTGTTATTTAGCAATACGAAAATTGACACCACGCGAGAGCTTTAGATTGCAGGGTTGGGAGGACAAATACTTTGAAAGGGCAGAGCAACTAAACTCAAACAATCAATTATATAAGCAGGCAGGTAACGGAGTGACAGTTAATGTAATAAAACACATAGCAGAGAGGATGTAAAGATGAAAGAAAGAGAAACCTTAAACGAATTCAAGCCAGGCGATTTATTTATATATAGAAATGGCGACAGATACGAAATAGGAAAGGTAAAAAGAATAAAAGACGACACGCATTGTTGGTGTTGGTATCACGAAGGCGAAACTGCTGCATCTACACCGGTCGATGTAATGCACAAAATCTTAAATGATTTTTGCATAAAGGAAACGAGCCTCGGTGGTGCGGCTGAAGAGGTTAAGTAATGACAAGGAAAGAATTGGAATCGCACTTGGGCGAGTATGTAGAAGTAACGCTATTTGATGATTTTGCGTATAGAGGCATCTTGAGAAAAACAGAAGAAAAAATAGAACGTTACGTGAAGCGAAATTATTATTTTTGCGAAGGGGAGCAAGACAATTGTATTTTCAGATGCTCACACGTGAAGAGGTTAAAGCAATTATGAAAGCAATACTAAAATATCCAGGCGCTAAAAACAGAATAGCAAAATGGATCGTTGAGCATATACCAACCCACAAAGTCTACTGTGAACCATTTTTTGGTAGTGGAGCAGTATTTTTTAACAAAAAAACTTGCTACAACGAAATACTGAATGACATAGACGATGAAATCTATAACTTTTTCGTGACTTTGAGAAAACATCCTGACGAATTGGTCTAAGCTATAAACCTTACTCCGTACTGCAGAATAGAATATGAATCGGCGTATCAAAGCGCAACCGCAAATGATGTAGAGCGAGCGAGACAATTTGCAGTAAAGTGCTGGCAAGGATTCGGGTGTGGAAATAAGTGCAAAAATGGATTTAGACGAGGAATAGGCCCGACAAGTCCAAATCCAGCAAAGGCGTGGAATGAGCTGCCTTATACTTTACGAGTCGCGGCCGAGCGAATCAAAAATGCACAGATTGAGCATAAGGACGCAATAGACTTGATAAAAAGTCTAAGAGGTAAAGAAACTTTTATTTATGTAGACCCACCATACCTACTAAGCACGAGAAAAAAGTATTTATACAATCACGAACTAGACGACGAATATCATAAAAGGTTATTAAAAGTTATATGTGATAGTGATTGCAAGATAATGATTAGTGGGTACGACAACGAGTTATATAACGAATACCTCAAAGATTGGAACAAGCTGAGTAAAAATACTACTGCAGAATGTTCTGTTAAACGCACTGAAACAATATGGATGAACTATGAGTACGATTCTCAAGTGACTTTTAGTCAGGAAGGATGTAATGATGATACAAAAATACAGGGCATGGGATAAAGTTAGCAGACGTATGATAGTAGACGAGCAAGAATTTATTCCACTAATAGTTACAAATAAAGGAGTGTTCAGGTTATCGCCACACTACGGAGAAAATCTATATGAAAAAATTTGTCTTAATCGATTTGAAATAATGCAATCAACAGGAATGAAAGACAAGAACGGAACAGAGATATACGAGGGAGATATAGTGAAGCCAGTATCTTTTGCAAGTTGGATAGGTGTAGTTAAATATTCCTCCGAAAATGCAGCATATATTCTTGATGATCACAATAACGAATTTATAAGAAGTGAAAATGTATATTTAAGCCAGTTTAATGAGGGATTAGAAATTATCGGCAACATATATGAAAACGTCAATCTAATAGAATCAATATTGGAGTAAAGGAAATGCAAAGGAGAACCAAGATGTTCATGAACTTACCAAGTAGAGAAGTAGTAGAGAGACTGCGCGAAGAATACCCTGAAGGAACCAGGGTCCGTCTTATATCAATGCAGGATCCATACGCACCACCACTAGGCACAGAGGGAACTGTGCAAGGGGTAGACGATGCAGGAGCAATCATGGTTGATTGGGACAACGGTAGTGGACTACACATACTATATGAAATTGATGAATGTGAAAAACTTTAAAACAAGGAGGAAATCATGAAGAAAGAAACACTAGAGAGAGCGATTGAACTCAAAGCTGAAATAAATCGTACAGAAAACTGTTTAAAGGGTCTGAAAAATAGAGCCTTTTTTACGACAGAATGTAGACTCCGCTTTAACTTGTCGGTTCTGGGTTATCTAGATCAGGGCGGTTTTGAATTAACCGATAAACTAAAAACAAAGATAGAAGCAACAATCCGAGAATATGTTGAAGACCTGAAGAGAGAACTAGAATCACTATAAAACACAGTATATGAGCAAAACTCTACTAAAGAATGCCACAGAGAGGAAAACAATGAAAAGCGAAACAGTAATTTACTTGAGCGGGAAGATAACCGGACAAAATAACTACAGAGAACTATTTGAAGAGGCAAAGAAAGATGCCGAGGAAAAATTTCCAGGAGCAACAATAATCAATCCTGCAGAGATTAGCCTACCTGAAATCTGCGAGTGGGAGGACTATATGAGCATCTGCCTGCGCTTGCTTGATAAAGCCAACATCATATATTTGCTAGATAATTGGTTAGAGAGCAAAGGTGCACGCAAGGAATACATCACAGCCTTTCAAAAGGGACTAAAAGTATACTTCCAAACATACAGCAGGAGAATTGAAAATGAATAAAGAAATAGAGGTCCTTGTAAAAAGAGAGCTTGAAGAGGCAAACAAGATACACCCACAATTTAGCAGCACCCATGAAGGGTACGCAGTCATCTTAGAAGAGACAGAGGAGCTCGCTGAGGAGTCTGAAGAAATCGAAAAGATTATAAGGACGTGGTGGGCATATCTCCGCAAAGACGAAGATGTAGATATACAAAAAAGACGGGTTGAAAAAATAAGAAACCATGCGGTCAACGCAGCGAAGGAAGCAATCCAGGTTATTGCGATGTGCGATAAGTTCAAGAATTTATAAAAAAACCTACATTATATATATAGGAAAAAAGACGAGCTCGTGTGAAGAGCATTGTGGCTCGATAAGAGTATTAACACTAGAGGGAAAAAACGAGAGATGGCAAAAATAAAACAAGTAGCTATAAAAGAGACATGCGTAGCAGGAAGAACTATTGAGCATGTCATTAAACTTCCATCAGGATGTCATAAAGGAAAGAGGGCGCAAAGAATGAATGCCACACCCGAAAATGTAAAAAAGACAAACGACATCATAGCAGAGAGAAACTTCAGGAGACTAATCAATCATAATTTTGGATATGGATCAGGTCACTATACACTAACGTATGGTCATGACGAGCCAACACCTGCAGAGGCTAAAAGACAACTAAAGAATTTTTTAAACCGCCTCAAGTACGCAATGGGTGATGAGTTAAAGTGGATTGCTGTAACTGAGTACGAGAATAAGAGAATACATCATCACGTTATAATCAATACTTGCGATGCAGCCCTTATAAACAAAAAGTGGGGCAAGGGATGGGTAAAGCCTACACTATTTGATGACAGTGGCGACTATCACCTACTTGCAAACTATTTGATAAAAGAAACACAAAAAACTTTTAGAGACGAAGATTGTCCAACTAAGCGCAGATATTCCTGCAGTCGAAATTTAGAGAAACCGATAGTTAAAAGAGAGCCTGTAAGTATTGCGGCTCTATTTGACGATCCAAAGGCAATCAAAGGCTACTATATCGCAAAAGACAGCGTGAGAAGATACACACATCCTGTGACTGGACTTGAGTATCTGGAATACACTGAGATAGCCTTGGACAAACCAAGAAGGTATAAGGTATGGCCACGAGGGAAGAAGGTCCGTGCAGAGGGTCTTATAAAAATAAGGGAAAGGGAAAAACAGCTTGGTATTGCCGAGCTCGGTTAGTGTGCAATGAGAGATTACCAAAGGCAAAAGAATAACAAGTACAACCTGCCCACAGAGGTATACCATCAAACGGTATGGCAGATTAGAGATTATTATAGGCTCAAAGCAAAGGCGCAGGACATCCTTGACGAATGTGCAAAGCTGTCGGATGGACAACCACGAGGGACTGACATACAAGACATCGTTGCACAGAAGGTCATCAAAAGAGCGGCATTTATAGAAAAAACGAGAGCGATAGAAAAGGCACTCGACACGATTCCGGAAGAATATCAAAATGGGGTGTGGAACAGCATCCTATATTTTGAGAGGTATCCACGCGATGCAGCAGTAAGTACATATGGATCCTACAAGTCAAAATTCATCTACAAGACAGCAGAGAACCTTAAATTGATTTAAAAAATCAAAAGTTCGGAAACCAGGGAAAAAAAACAGTGTTACTATGATAGTGTGGAATGCGACGGGATAAGGGCAACGTCGCACCCAATGTATCTCTCAAACTAAAGTGTTTGAAACTCATAATTAACTAAGCAAAGGGCAGTTTTATAGCTGCCTTTTGTTTTGCTTATTTTCAGGAGAAAAAATGAATTACAAGGAAATAGAAATCAGCAAGCTAATGCCATACGAGAACAATGCAAGAACACACAGTGAGGCGCAGCTCAATAGAATTGCAGAAAGCATAAGCGAGTTTGGATTCATAAATCCAATACTCATTGACAAGGAATACGGAATCATCGCAGGCCATGGAAGAATGATGGCAGCAAAACAACTTGGAATAGACAAAGTACCATGCTTATTTATTGAGCATCTAAGCGAGGAACAGAAAAGAGCATACATAATAGCAGACAACAAGCTTGCACTAGACGCGGGATGGGATTACGACATACTCGAAAGCGAGATGAAAGCACTGCAGGAGATGGACTTTGATTTAGAACTAACAGGTTTTACTGAAGAGGAACTCGCAGGCATAATCAAGCTAGGGACTGAAGAGGAATACGAGGACGACTTTGACATAGACGAGGCACTACCTGAAGAGGCAGTCACAAAGCCAGGAGACATATGGCAGCTAGGAGAACATATACTTGCATGTGGCGATAGTACGAACAGCGAGGACATGAAGAGGCTTATAGATGGCAGAGTGGTAGATTTGATAGTCACAGATCCACCATATAACGTGGCATATGAAGGCAAGACAAAGGATAAACTAAAGATTCAAAACGACCATCAATCAACCGACGCCTTCACAGCCTTCCTAGAGGCAGCGTTTAAAAACATGGCAGAATGGCTAAAATCTGGGGGGGGTGGTCTACATATGGCACGCAGACACGATGAGAAAGGCTTTTTTAGATGCAATAGAGCAGACAGACTTATCAGTACGAGAAGTGCTTGTTTGGGTAAAGAATACGATGGTTCTAGGCCGACAAGATTACCATTGGCAGCATGAACCCTGCCTTTACGGATGGAAAGAAGGAGCTGCACACTATTTTATCGATGATAGAACGCAGACAACAGTAATGCAGTACGACAAACCTGCAAAGAGCATAGAACATCCAACAATGAAACCTATCGAGTTAATTGCAAAACAAATACAGAACAGCAGCAGAACAAACGAGGTCGTTTTGGATCCATTTGGTGGAAGTGGTACAACTCTTATAGCGTGCGAAAAGCTGAAGAGGAAATGCTTAACAATGGAACTAGATCCAAGGTACTGTGATGTCATCGTAAAACGATGGGAAGAACTAACGGGTCTAAAGGCAGAAAGGCTTACATAAACGACGGAAGGAGGGCATTATGGCAAAAGGGAAATACGACGAGTGGCGCACCAAGGAAGGATTGTTAAAGATCGAGGGATGGGCGCGCGATGGACTTATAGATGAGCAGATAGCTCACAACATTGGAATATCGAGGAAAACACTGAACGAATGGAAAAATAAATATAGTGACATTCGTAACTCCTTAAAAAAAGGCAAGGAAGTCGTAGATATCGAAGTCGAAAATGCACTCCTCAAAAATGCACTTGGATATGACTATGAAGAGACAACGATAGAGGTCGATTCTAAGGGCAAAAAGCGAAAGAAAATTGTAACCAAGCATGTGCAAGGTGACACCACTGCACAGATATTTTGGTTAAGGAATCGTAAACCACACTTGTGGAGAGACACGCGCAACATAGCAGTAACTGCAGAGGACAGCACAAAACTAGATGCCATCATGACACAGCTAGGAGGCGAGGGTCTTGAAGAGTAACTTCCCTTTGAGTCAAAAATATATTGATTTTATAAATACGACAGAGGGAGTGAGCGCTGAGTTCTTAGAGGGGACTACAGCATCGGGAAAGACGACGGTTGGTGCATCCGTCAAATTCATGCGTATGGTATCTAAAAGCAAGCAGAAACTGCATATACTTGCAAGCACAACAATCGGAACGGCCGAGAAGAATATCATCAACCAGGACAACGGAATCCTTGATGTACACAAGAACGCAGAATACCGGGGAAATGGCGACAAGGAGAACAAACTATCTCACATAAGGTTTGAGGACAAGATCATCTATGTGTTAGGTTACAACGATGCACAGAAGTGGAAGTTAGCACTTGGAGGACAGTATGGCTGTGTTTTTATAGACGAGATAAACACAGCGAATATGGAATTCGTGCGAGAGGTGTCCGTAAGAAACGAATACCTATTAGCGACACTCAATCCCGACAATCCTGCACTGCCTATATACAAAGAGTTTATAAACCACTCACGACCGTTTAAAAAGTATAGAGCAGATGTTCCGGAAGAAATTTTAAAAGAACTGACAGAGACACCAATCCCTGGATGGAGGTATTGGTTTTTTAGTTTTAAAGATAATGCAAGCCTCACTGAAGAGGCAATCGAAAAAAAGAAACAATCTGCACCGCCGGGGACAAAGCTATACAAAAACAAGATTCAGGGCTTGCGTGGAAGAGCAACGGGCATCGTCTTTATTAACTTTGAGCAAAAGAAACACACCATCAAGGCTAGTTATCTAAAAGAGCAAATAAAACGAGGAGAGGTTAAGTTTGCTCGTTTTACTGCGGGTCTAGACACAGCGTACTCAAGCAAGAGCCCTGATACGATCTCGATGATATTTCAGGGCATAACAACAAAGGGTGTATTGATAACGCTCGATGAAGAGGTATACAACAACGCGTCAGTAGACATCCCAATCGCACCATCGGACACAGCAGAACGATTTGTCAAATTCCTCGAAAAGAACCGAAAGGAGTGGGGTTTTGCAAAAGATGTGTTTGTAGACAGCGCAGACCAGGCGACATTGACGGAACTGAACAAATACAAGCGAATACACGGAAGTATATACAACTTCATCGGTTCGTATAAAAAGACAAAGATTATAGACCGAATAAATCTGCAGATTGGATGGATAGCGCAGGGCTTATATCTTGTATGCGACCACTGTATCAATCACTTAAAAGAGATAGACACATATAGTTGGGACGATAAGAAAGACATGCCTGAAGATGGAAACGACCACACAATCAATGCATCGCAGTATGCGTGGTTGCCATACAAAGAGATAATCGGAAAGGAAGAAAGACAAAGTGGGTTTGAGGAATATGATTAAAACCGGATTAAGAAATTTTTTAGAAATCGAAGATGCAATGCCTGGAGTAATCAGGATAACTGCTGCAATGACATTTGAGGACAACGCGGCAAAGAACCGCATATGGTATAGAGGTGATGCATACGAACTATCGCAACTATACACACAGATTCCAAGTCCTAATGCAAGCGTGTCATTTTGGGGAGCAAGGTCAACGCCGGGAATGGAAATCAAAAGGATACACACGGGATTACCCGGTCTCATAGTTGACACACTAACAAGCATTACTTTGACCGACCTAAACGCAATCGAAATCAAATCAAAAGACATCGAGGAGCGATGGGAACGAATAGCAATAGAGAACAACATCAAAGAAGTTCTAAAAGAGGCAACAAAAGAGGCGCTATATATAGGCGATGGTGTTTTTAAGATAGGATTTGACCCTGAAATAAGCAAAATGCCAATCGTTGAGTGGGTGCCAGGTGACAGAGCAGAACTAGTATTCTATCGCAAACGACTCAAAGAGGTTATAGTAAAGACATTTTTCACAGAGGAAAAACGCAGCTATACACTCGTTGAGCGATATGGATATGGATATCTAACGAACGAGTTATATCGCAACGAGCACAAGGTAGATTTAAATAGCACGCAGTTTACGAGCAAGCTATCGGATTACACATTCGACAAGAAACTTATACTCGCTGTGCCTTTTAATATTTATGGTTCAAGCAAGTGGGAAGGAAGAGGACAGTCTATATTTGATCGCAAGACAGACAGCTTTGATAGTCTGGACGAGGCTTGGTCACAATGGATGGACGCGTTAAGAGCGGGCAGGACAAGGGAGTATATTCCTGAATGCTTTTTGCCACGCGATCCAAATACGGGCATGGTGATGAAACCTAATGCATTTGACAATCGTTTTATAAAGACAGACACAGACAATCGCGAGGGAGCTACAAATAAAATCGAGATTGAACAACCGGCTATACCGCACGACAGCTATTTGTCGACATACATCACCGCACTAGATCTAGCATTGCAGGGAATAGTTAGTCCATCGACACTTGGTATCGATGTTAAAAAGCTAGACAATGCAGAGGCACAGAGGGAAAAGGAAAAGGCGACACTATATACACGAGACGCAATCATCGAGGCACTTTCGACATGTATACCAAAGCTAGTTAGCATGACAATCAATGCGGCTGCTGTGATGGAGAAGAAACCTTTTGAAGAAGTAGAAGCAACAGTTACCTTTGGAGAATATGCAAATCCATCGTTTGAGTCGCAGGTGGAAACAATCGCAAAGGCAAAAGCAGGAGGCATTCTAAGTATAGAGGCGACAATCGAGGAATTATATGGAGACTCAAAAACAGAGGAATGGAAAGCTCAGGAGGTGCAGAGGCTAAAAGCCGAGCAAGGGTTCATAGATTTAGATGAACCATCCGTGAATGATTCACTTGGAGGATTCACTGTGGAGGGGTTCAAGACAGAAGGATAGAGATATGGTGATCGTACACATACTAAAGCGCGTATACCAAATGAGCAATGCAGAGGCAGAGGGGTTGCTAAAGATAGCGTCCGATTCTGTCTCTTTTGGTATTTACGCAGTAAGGAAGGACAATCAAATACAAATGCTAAACATTGAATGCGAGAGCAAAACACAGCTCAAAGCAGAGACAAGGGCATGGAAGAGGCAAGGATACAAGGTATACAGCAATGGACTATGATGTAGCAAGGTCACTCGCACGAATCGAGGACGATATCACAGCATCGCTTATAAGGAATCTAAAGAACCATAGAGCGCAGGAAGCTGAAGAGGGACTAGAGTGGGTGCAATGGCAAACAGTTCAACTGCAGGAACTTGACAAGTTCAAGCGCAGATACGCAAAGAAACTGAATAAGGAATTCAAGCGAATAAATCCACACATAGACGAGGCAATCAACGAAGCGTTCAATCAAGGCAAGATGGATGAAGAGGTTGCAATCCTGGAATCCATTAAAGAGGGTAAAGGCAAAGGCAAGGCATACCGAAGAGGTTCGTCATTCTTCCAAAAGGACAACAAGATCGAGAAAATCATAAACGCAACCACAAACGATATGGAGAAGGCAGAATACGCAATCCTTCGAAGAGCGAACGACCAATACCGAAAGATTATATTTGATGCACAAATGTATGCAGCAAGTGGAGCAGGAACATACGAGAAGGCAATCGACATGGCAACACACGACTTTCTGAGCGCAGGGATAAACTGCGTGCAGTACAAGAATGGAGCAAGGGTCAGTGTGTCAAAGTATGCTGAGATGGCCATAAGGACAGCAACAAAACGAGCATACTTACAAGGGCAAGGGGAGATGCGCCAAGATTGGGGCATAAGCACAGTCATATTAAACAAGCGCACGAGTGCATGTCCACTGTGTGCGCCTTTTGTTGGCAAGGTATTCATAGATGACGTATGGAGTGGAGGGAAAAGCAAAGATGGGAAATACCCACTACTTTCGTCCGCTATTGCTGCAGGGCTTTATCATCCTAACTGCAAGGACTCACATACAACGTACTTTCCGGGGGTAAGCACAAAGCCAGAACGTCTCAAAAGACGAGATCTAGTAAAAATGGAAAGAGAGGCAAAGCGTGAATCAAAAGCAACATACTGCGAGAGGCAGGCGGAGAAGTGTGATAGGCTTGCTAGGTACTCTTTAGACACAGACAAGCAGAGGACATTTAGATCCAGGGAACAGCAGTGGATTGAAAAGAAACTTGAATATAGCGAAATGGAACAGGCTCATATAAAAGACGATGGAAAAAGAGACGCGGGTCATGTGAATCTTGAACTTGTGAATACACATGAATTCCATAAAAAGTTTGAAGAGATAGTAAAAAGTAAGGCAGTGAGTGAATCAATGTACAACGAAGCGATGAAAATACTCGAAGCAAGAAATAATACTCTGTATGAGGAAATCGTAGCGCTAGACGCCCGCACGGGTGAAAGGCTTGTTAAAAACACAATGGCAGTCGATGTGGGGAAAACACATGCATGTGGCTTTACTATACCTGAGAGGGACTTTCTTGAGGGGAGGGGAAAGCCATATGAAGTTTTACATAATCACCCGAACAGCTCTTATCCATCTAAAGAAGATATAAAAAAACTGTTTGATAGGAAATGGCAGAGTGGATCCACTATAATTTGTCACAATGGTGATATATATCGCATAGGCAAACTAAAAGAAAACAAAAGTATTGATAAATTGATAAATACGATATATACTGTAAAAAAAGAAGAGATGATAGGATATCCCGCAGGGGCAATCGAAGAGGAAACTAGTCGAGAAATAGTTAAAGCGCTAATCAAATCAAAACACATAACTTTTGTAGCGAGGTAGGATATGTTAAAAGAAATCAATGGGGTAACGCTTGATCTAATAGACGATAGCAAGATGCCAAGTGCAGAAGAGTCAAAGAAGATAGTAATACCCGAAGAACTAAGAAAAAGAATGAGTGAAAGGGTAGACAAAGAACTACACGAATTAGGCTATTATTAAATCAATAAATTCATGTGAAAATGTTAAGCATCGCAAAGTGCGGTGCTTTTTTAGTAGAAAAAAAGGAGGATTATATGGAATTATCAAACACTAGTGACTTGATGAACAGCAAAGACTATAAGGACAGATTCTGCGCAGAGTACTATCAAACAAAGGAACGCTACAACAGGTTGCACAGGCTTGTAATCAAGATCGAAGCAAAGACAGCAGAATTCACGCCAACGTGTAGCATAGACTTGCTCAAAAAGCAAAAGGCAGCTATGGGTGAGTATCTGTACTGCTTAGAGGTGAGGGCGGAAATCGAAGGAATCGATCTTATGAAAAAGCAACCATGTCAGGAGAGACTGCACAATATCGGGGCAGGCGCTTTAGCTTCAGCAACATAAAATAACAAAGAATATTTAGGATTAGGAGGAAGAAAAAATGAAACACGAAGACTTTATAAAACTCTGCGCAAGGAAGGTCGCAGAGTACGAAAACAATAGAAAGGACATCAACGTCCAAATCGATCGTGACAATGTTTTTTGCGTATGGTCATGCAAGACGCTACAGAATAGCAAGTGTCTGATGTCGGCCCCGCACAGGGGTGCAAAGTATTACGAGTTCACCCATAACGGAGACAAGCACGAAGTATACATGGATGTGTACAGCAAGGATATTAACATCCCGCTTGCAGAGGACGGAACACAAATCACAACAAGAATACGATAAACCAAGAAAGCACATAGCTTTCTTTTTTATTGTCCGAAGACAGAAAACTACACGGAGACACCGTGAAATAACTGAAGAGGGAGACACCCTTACAACTGAGAACGAGAGACACTCGAACAACTGAAAGGAAAGGTATTTTAAAATGGCAGATGGAATCAACACACAGAACCAGGCACAAGGCGAAGGAAATCAGAATCAGGCAACACAGAATAAAAATGCAGGCGAAGGCAATCAGGGAACAGCAAAGATTGACTTTGACTATGATAAACTCGCAGGCATAGTAAGTGGAGCACAGACCGTAAAGGAAGAGGCAGTGCTAAAGAACTACTTTAAGCAGCAGGGATTAAGTCAGGAAGAGGTAACGCAGGCTATATCGCAGTTTAAGGCGCAGAAGGAAGCAAATACGCCCGACGTTCAAGCTTTAGAAGAAAAACTAACACAGGCGCAGACAGTGGCTCAGGCAGCCCAAATAGACAGCGCACTGCAGATTGCAGCTCTAAAGGGCAACGTCGAAATAAACAACCTGCCTTATGTCTTAAAGCTAGTGGACAGAAGTGCGCTCACAGTAGATTCTACTGAGGACGATTATATCGCAGCAGTGAACAAGGTTTTGGAAGATGTGCCAGCTCTCAAAAAGACAGATGAGCAGGGCACAGGATTTCAGCAAGTAGGCGCAGGAGCAACGGGGGGAACAAACACCTCACAAGCTGATGCGCTCAAGAAGATTTTCGGTAATTAGAAAGAGAGGGATTAAAAATGGCAGTATATAATTACGCAGAACAGTTTTCGCCGGAGCTACAACAGAAGTATTCAAGGGAGCTAACATCATATGCACTAACACAGTCAAATCCTAGAGTAAAGTTTTTGAACGCGCAGACAATCAAGCTCCCATCAATCACGGTTTCAGGCTATAAGGATCACAATCGCCAGGGGGATGGATTCAATTCAGGAAACCTGACAAACGAGTGGGAGCCTAAGAAACTCACACACGACAGAGACATTGAGCTAAGAGTAGATCCTATGGACGTCGACGAAACAAACCTCGTCCTCGAAATGGCAAACGTCCAGAATACGCTCGAAACAGATCAGGCAATTCCTGAAAAGGATTCGTACAATTATTCAAAGCTCTATGCAGAAGCAAAGACATATGCAGCAAACGGAGCAAGCATTGTCACAACTGCACTCACAGCCGCAAATGTACTTGATTGGTTCGACGAGGCAATGGAAAAGATGGACGATGCAAGTGTTCCATCAGAGGGCAGAATTCTCTATGTAACACCTACTGTGAGAAAACTCATTAAAAAGGCAGATGGAATACAGAGAACGATAGATGTAACATCCGGCAACAAGAACATCGACAGAAACGTACATAGCATCGATGATGTCGAGATTGTAAGCGTACCATCTGCTCGTATGAAGACAAAGTACAACTTCACAGAGGGAGCAGTTTCTGCACCTACAGCAAAACAGATTCGTGCAATCTTGATTCATCCTTCATGCGTAGTAGCAAGAGGCAAGTATTCTTATATCAATGTATTCACGCCAGGGCACGATGCAAAGACAGCAGATTCATATTTGCTACAGAGCAGATTCTACATGGATTTATTCTTGATTAAAAACAAGGCAACAGGTGTTTGCATCAACGCAGAGGCAGAGTAGGAGGTAAATCATGATATACGCAGAAAAAGATAACAAAGTCTATGTAATCAACGAAACAGAGAAGGACTACTATCTGAAAAGAGGGTTCAATGTTGTTGATGAGAGTGGCGAAACTATCGAATATGGAAAAGGCAACGAGCAGGCAATTGCAGCAGAACTCAAGGCAGAGAACGAAAAACTCAAGGCAGAGAACGAGGAGCTAAAGAAAGCAATCGAAACTGCAGAGTCAACACATGATGAGCCAACACTTGCAGAGGAAACGAAAACCTCAAAGAAATAAGGAGGGGTAATCATGTATGTTGATAAAGAATATTATATCAACACATATGGCGGCAAACTCCCTGAAGAGGAAGTGCAAAGATTCGTTACAAGCGCAAGCGAGCACATTGATTCTTTGACATTTAATAGAATTAAAGGGTTAGGATTTAACAACCTGACCCTTTTTCAGCAAGAAAAAATAAAAAGGGCAGTATGCAGGCTTGCAGATTTTGAGTACGAGAACGAAGATCTAATACAATCAGTATTAGCATCGTACAGCATTAATGGGGTGTCGATGTCTTTTGGCACATCATGGAATGTAATCGTACAAGATGGAGTGGCATTACCACGCGACATATATAGTCTTATAAAGCAGACGGGACTAGCAAGGAAGGTGATCTAAAATGAAATATCCATGCCTTGTAATGAAGAAGGTATGCACAACACCCATTCACGTAGAAATCACTGAAGAGGGACTTACTGAAGAGGGAGCGCCAATTATGGCAGTCACAAAGGATCTAAAGTGTAACTATCAAGATGTGGCAAAGGAAATCCTAACCGCACAGAAGAAGATAGTGCAAATCACAGGTTCGGCATACTTCCAAGGCGATATCGCTCCGGGAGTCGCAGTAACAACGGGTGGCACAGCCACTGTACATGGAGAGACGCGCAACATAGCATCAGGAATGAAGGCGCGTAATCCTGATGGGAGTGTTAATTACACGAGGATAGATTTGGAGTAGCATGTTATGGTTGCAGATTCTAAAGTGAGGATAGATGGTCCCGCAATCGCAAAGCTGAATAAAGCATCAATACAAGCACTAGAGATGACTGCAGAGGCACTGCACACGGAAGTGGTGCAAGCGCAGGTTGTTCCGAGACAATCGGGAAACTTACAGAATGAATCATTTTCGATAGACAGAGAAGCGGCAAAAGCAGGAGAGATTAACTTTATTCACAACGCAGTGTATGCAAGACGACTATACTATCACCCTGAATACAAATTCGATAAAAGTGAAAATCCAAACGCAAAGGGCAAATGGTACGGAGACTGGCTACCGGGTGGGTTAAAAGAGAACTTCGCAGCAAAGACATTTGCATCGTTTTATAAGAGATTGACGGGGGTGTAAGATGTTAGGATTAGCAGACATCAAAGATTGGCTCAAAACATTTAATGCGGCTAAGAACTACTATGTAGGCAAGCTCGACAACAAGAAGGAGAGCTCAATAGGAGTATATCAACGTAAAGACGAGCGTACGCCTCATATAGCAGTTGGTGGCAGGGATAATGCAAGTTTTGAGGTAAAATCAATCAGCATACTACTTCACCACAACAAAAATGCTGTGGAGACAGAGAAGAGAGCAATGTACTTGTACAATCAAATCATGGAGCAAAGCAAGAGCGAAGTGGTGATTGGTAAGCACAGAATAAAGGTGATTGAATTACTACAGAACGAGCCGATCGATGTGGGAACAGATGACAACGGAACCTATGAGCGTGTCATAGAAATGAATTTATTTTACGAACTCGAAGAAAGAGAGGAAGAGTAATGGCAAAGAAAACGGGAGTATATCCAGTATATGAGAACCAATTTCAGGTCAACACGGGTGCAGCGGCAAAAGCAGGCACAGATGGAAAGAGTGTGACCGGTGGTACATTTGTACAGATTGCGGACATGGAAAGTTTCTCCGTGTCTTTTGATAATGGCGTCGAGGAGTGGAAACCTTTTGACCAAGAAGGATGGGCAAGGCGATTGATGACAGCAAAGAGCGTGACCATCTCTGTAAGTGGCAAGAGAAATGTGGGCGATGCAGGGAACGACTATGTGGGGGATCTTGCGTTCAAGAGTGGCCGAGATTCAGAAGCAGATTTTCAGTGGACATTCCCTGATGGCACAAAGGTAGTGTTCCTTGGAGCAGTGCTCAACATAAAGGAATTTGGAGCGGGCGACAGTACAAGCGTGGCACCACTTGCATTTGATGCAATGAGTAATGGTAAGCCGATAGTTATACCTGCAGTGTAGTTTAATACTGAAGAGGGCGAGAGCCCTCTTTTTTATGCGTTTTTGAAACGAGGAGGAAAAGATGAGATATACAGCACTAATACCATTTATAGATGCAGAAACGGGCCGCGAATATGTGGCAGGCGATGTAGTAGATACAACGCAAATGAGTGAAAACCGTATCGACGAGCTTCTTGGTGATGACAACCGCGCAGGCATGCCGATTATAGTTGAAGAGGATGAGGAGGAAGAATACGATGGCAAAAGTTATTGATATCACGGAGAAACTAAATTTCGATGAAAATCCAAGAATCAAAATCAAGAACGTTGAGATAGAGGTTAATGCCGATGCGAGTACAGTTCTTAAAATCATGCAGGCATCGGGAAAGCCCGAAAAGGAGTCAATTCCTGAAATGTACGAGCTACTTTTTAGTTCGGAAGACAGAAAGAAGATTGACAAGCTAAAACTCAAATTCAAAGATTTTACCGCACTAATAGAAACAGCTATGGATAGTGTGGTAGGGGAAACAGACACCGTGGGGGAGTAGACGAGCCATACTATGATTTAATTGAGGACTTTGACCTTATCATATCCTCCATGCGAACGCAGTATGGACTATCTCTATATAGTGATGAATTTAAAAGAATGAAATGGCCTGAATTTAAAGCACTACTTGCGGGATTGTCGGCCGAAACGCCACTTGGTCGCATAGTGCAAATCCGAGCAGAGGAAGATCCACAAATGCTCGAACACTTCTCGCCAGGTCAACACAGAATACGAAATGAGTGGAGAAGTAGGCTTGCTCAATCAAAGACAGATGACGAGCTAATGGCAGCTCTTGAAACTATAAAGAGCGCGTTTGTAGAGATGGCAAAATAAAAGCGAAAGGAGAGCAGATCAATGCATAAGGTCGGAGATATAGCATTAGGCTTAAAACTTGACAAAAGAGGATTTGAGCGCGACTTGTCATCAATGACGGGTCTTGCAAAAAAAGCGGGGGCCTTGATTGCGAGTGCATTCGCGGTCAAAAAGCTGATTGATTTTAGTAAAAAGTCGATACAACTCGGCTCGGATTTGGCAGAAGTACAAAACGTAGTTGATGTAGCATTTCCCGCAATGTCAAAACAAATCGATGACTTCTCGCAGAAGGCGGCCACATCATATGGCTTGTCCGAAACAATGGCTAAAAGGTACATTGGTACATTTGGAGCAATGAGTAAGGCTTTTGGTTTTAGTCAACAAGAAGCGTACGAAATGTCGTCCACACTGACAGGACTTGCAGGCGATGTGGCATCTTTTTACAACATTAGTCAGGATGAGGCATATACAAAACTTAAATCCGTGTTTACGGGTGAGACAGAGACACTAAAGGAACTTGGTGTAGTAATGACCCAAAGTGCTCTAGATCAATACGCAATGGCAAACGGATTTGGAAAGACTACTGCGTCCATGACAGAGCAAGAGAAGGTGGCGTTGCGATATAAATTTGTATTAGATCAATTAGCACTCGCATCAGGAGACTTTACTCGTACATCAGATGGATGGGCGAATCAGGTGAGAATATTAAAGCTGCAAATGGAATCCTTCATGGCAAGTGTAGGTCAGGGGCTTATAAATATCTTCTCTCCAATCTTGCGATGGATCAATGTTTTACTGGGCAAACTAATGACGCTCGGAAACGCATTTAAGGCATTTACAGAACTTATTACAAAGAAAAAATCAACAAAGGGCGCAGGTATAGGGCAAGTAGCAAAAGACGCGGACAGCGCAAGCAGTGGGCTTGAGAGCGCGGCAGACGGAGCAGATAGCCTCGGAAAGGCAGCAGACGGAGCAGGTTCCGCGATAAAGTCCGCGGCGAAAGAAATGAAAGCCCTTATGGGGTTTGATAAAATAAACAAGCTCGATGACCTTGCTGATAGTTCAGGCGGCGGTGGTTCAGGTGGTTCAGGTGGATCCGGCGGTTCAGGTGGAGGCAAAGGAACGTCGAATCCACAAGGAGCAGATGTCGACATGGGCAAACTTGCCGAGGGCGATGGATTATCCGAATATGGCAAAGGGCTGCAGAGGATTATCGACTATGTTAAGCGTCTAAAGGACTTGTTTGCAGACGGATTTGAAGTGGGATTAAACGGAAATAGTCTCGCAAAAACATATGAGAATATAGAGAGCATAAAGAAATCAATAATTGGAATATTTACAAGTGACGAGGTCACAGTTGCTGCGGATATCTTTGCAAAGCATGCGGCGTTTAGCTTGGGAAAAATAGTTGGTTCAGCAGCATCCGTAGGCATATCAATAGCAGAAAATATAACTGGTGCAGTAGCGCGTTATTTCGAGGGCAGCTCAGAATTCATCAAGGAAAGCATAGCAGGATGGTTCAGGGGAGCTACAAAGCTTGTTGATGTTGCAGGTGATGCGGCCGAACTAATCGCCACAGTAGTGGAATCCATAAAGTCAGAAGGTGCGGTCAAGTTAACATCTGCAATAATAGAAATTTTAGCAAATAGCTGGCTTGCAGTAAAAGAACTGTCCATGAAGATTGGTGCAGATATACTATCTGCAATCGTTGAGCCATTTGTGAAAAATAAGAATCGCATCAAAAAAGTATTCGAGGATATATTTGGAGCGCTTGGTACTGCGGCAGAAAGCATAGCAAAATCAGTGACAGCACTTTGGAATACAATCCGTAATGTTTACGACGAAAAGATCGGACCACTGTGGGAATCAGTCGAAAGTGGTCTCACAAAGATAGTGAGTAAGCTATTAGACGTGTGGGATAAGTACATTGGACCGGTTGTATCAAAGATTGGGAACGGTTTTGCAGAGATGTGGACAAACTATGTTTCACCTGCGCTGCAAAGCTTAGCACGTTTGCTTGGCGATGTGGCGGATCTAGTAAAAGTAATCTGGGAAGAAATACTTCAACCGATTTTATCGTGGCTGATAGAAGTACTTGGTCCGATTGTTGCTGCATTGATTGACACTGTTTGGAACAACCTAAAAGGTTTCTTTTCTGCGGCCGCACAAATATTTAAAGGATTACTTGACATACTAAGAGGCGTCATAGAATTTTTGACAGGAATTTTTACAGGTGATTGGCAAAAGTGCTTTGATGGAATAAAACTTATTGTTAGTGGTTTTAAGGATGTTATACTGGGGATATTTCTTGCAATTTGGACAAGAATAAAGGAAATATTTATGCCGGTTATAGTTTTCTTCAAAAGCATTTTTTATGCGGCAAGAGATCATATAAACGCAGCGTTTGAAACAATTGGTACCTGGTTTAGTGATAAGTGGACTGCAATCAAAAACGTGTTTGCGATGGTTCCGGAATGGTTTAGAAGTAAATTTTCAGGAGCATATGAGGCGGTAAAAGGTGTCTTTAGTGGAATTGCAGGTTTCTTTGGTGGTATTTGGAGCACAATCAAATCTGTATTTACGCATGTTGGAACTATGGTTGGCAACGCAATTGGTGGTGCAGTAAGAGCGGTTATCAATGGAGTACTTGCGACAGTAGAAAACACAATTAATAGAGGCATAGGGCTTTTGAATGGTGCAGTAAGACTTATAAACAAGCTGCCAGGAGTCCGCATAGGTGGATTTAGTTATTTGAGCTTGCCAAGACTTGCTCAAGGTGGATATGTCAAAGCAAATACACCACAGCTTGCAATGATCGGCGACAACATGCACTATGGCGAGATTGTGGCACCTGAAAACAAGTTGCTCGAAATGGCAAAGCAGGCGGCAGCACTTTCGCAGGGAGGAGACAACCGCGAAGTGGTACAACTGCTTCAGCAACTTCTCAAGGCAGTAATGTCGCTAAACTTAACCCTCGACGGACGAAAGGTGACAAAGGAAATAGTGGAAATGATTAACAGCATCACAGTCAACACTGGCGAATGTCCGCTTATAGTTTAGGAGGGCAGAATGAACGAGATTACAATAAATGGAATAAGGCTCGCATCCCCTGTGGAAATCACTGCAGCAGATGAGATCATATGGTCATCAAGCACGGGTCGTAGTGCAAGTGGAATCATGGCAGGTGATATCATCGCTGCAAAACGAAACATATCAATTAACTGGGGAATACTGACTCAGGCGGAATTAAATCAAATAAAAAACGCGTTATCCGGAACTTTTTATCCATGCGTGATTTTAGGAGAGACACTGACTGTGTATCGTGGCACATTGCAGTATAACTTGCTTGGGACACTAAGCGATGGCGTGACTTATTACAAGAGTGCGTCAGTGTCTTTGATTCAGCAGTAAGGAGCAATTATGATTATCACAAGCGCAGCTTATAAAACAGCGATAGACAGCACAAGCAGGATGTTTGATTGCAAACTAGTCCTTAACGGACAAACCTACACAAAGAAAGACATCGTTAGCTTTACACTTGAAGAGGGGTTAGGGGGCGATAAACAGCTCCCCCTTGGTGGAGGCTATATAGCAGGACTAACAGCAAAAATAAAAAAGATAATCGAAGGACTGCAGGAGATGATGCCGAGCACTTTGGTTATTTCTGTAAGAAAGGACGATGAGAGTTACGAGCCGATTAAACTAGGCTCGTTTTTTGTCGTTGATGTAAAACTCGACAGAAACTCAAACTATACAGAAATAAAACTTGAAAACGAGTTCTGCAGGCTTAGTGGCAACTATGAATCAGCATTGCAAATGCCAACATCGGCACGAGCAATACTGCAGGAGATTGTACTAGCAACGGGAATACATACAGTGGATGGATTGACAATCATCGACGATGTTATAAAGGCTATGCCTAAAAAGTGCAGCTACAGAGAGGCAATTGTTTATATAGCACAGCTCAATGGTGCTTTTGCAATCTTTGATCGTGAGGGCAAACTTGATTTTATAAAACTAAGGCAAAGTGGGAAGCATATCACAAAGGACATGTACAAGCCATCGGGATTAGTACGAGGCGAGATTTTATATAGATTTAGAGGAATTGAAAATAAACTTGAAGAAGAGAAGAAGGTTATCACTGCAGGAAGCATAGATGGAACTGAACTCAAACTTACAAATCCATGGATGACACAATCAATACTAGATCGAGTGTACAATCAATGTCGAGATCTAAACTACTATCCATACACTCTTGAATGGAGAGGCGATCCTGCTTTAGAAGTTGGCGATTGGATAACAGCAGTATGGGGAGAAAACATAGAAATAGATGTTCCAATCGTATCGCAGACACTAACATTTGATGGAGGACTAAGTTCTCACTGCAGTGCAGAGGGAAAGACACAATCACAGTCATCATATCAGTACAAAAGTCCACTGCAGAGGAAAATCGAATATATTGAAGAACTAGCCACATCACAAGGATTGATGTTCATGGACACAGAGAAACCTAAGAATCCAAAGGATGGCGATATTTGGTTTAAACCAGCTGGAGGGTATGTCGAGCTGTGGGAACATCAAGGCGGGAAGTGGGTCAAAAAGGCGGATACTGCAGATGTAAAGCAAATCGTAAATAAAATCAGCACAGACGAGGTGCTGACTAAAAAGATATCGACAGCAATCGCAAATATAATCGAACTAAACGCAAAGCGCATCACTGCAGGTGACATAGACCTGCAGAGGATAAGGATTGTCGATGGTGGCAAAGAAGTCCTCGCTGTAAGGGATGGCAAGCTAGTCATCAACTTTGGCAAGGCACTCACAGATAGTATAGATCAAGAATTAAAGAAGGCAGTCAAGACAGGCGCGAGAAATCTATACATAGAGAAGACAACAACGAGAGGGGTTCTAAACGAAGATGGATCGTTAAGTCCTTCTGCAGAGGCAAACACAATGGTGAGTGACTTCATCGAGGTAAAAGGTACTACTGCGATACAGCAGTGGATTCCAAAGCCTGGACAAGTGCAACAGTTTAACCACTGGCTAAAGATAGCAGTATACGATAAGAACAAGGAATTTTTAAGGTTTGAGAACTTACAAGATGGAACAGACAATGTGGCGGTGCAAACATCAAACCTATTTGAGGCAAAAGAAAACGATGCATATATAAAGACATATAGCACATACATAGAGGGGACAAAGACTAAAGTTGAGCGAGGCACTCTATATACCGATTGGACACCCGCTCCTGAAGATGTGGAAGGTCAAATAATAAATAATAGAGAGACGATTATAAAGCAGATGAATAGTCAGCTATTGCAACTACAGACTACTGCAGAGGGACTGATTGCAGAAGCTATAAAGAGTAGGGTGTCAGAAACTGAGTTTGGAAACTTCAGAGAGGAAGTACAAAGCAAACTACAAATACAAGCAGACAATCTCACTCTCACATATAACGAGATACAAAGTGGCCTTGAAGCGATTGGTGGCTATATGTCAAATCAACAACTATGGCTCAGGACAAGCGTAAAAGGACTAGAAATAGGAAAGGTGGATTCGGAAGTAACAACACTATATACAAACGACGCATTGAAGTTCATGTACAAAGGACAAGTAGTAGCTCAATTTACAAATGACTTTCTCGAAGTGCGTAATGTGGCCGTATCGGGACAAATGCGATATGGATCGCAATGGGCGACTAGGCTAGGATCTGAAATAAGAAACAAGCAAGGGAAAGTAATTGGCAACACGCTGAACGATGTATGGATAGGAGGATAAAATGGCACACTATTATTTATCAGTAGGTCTACAACAAGAATCTCAAAACATAGCGGGCAACTATTCAAGGGTGACAGTGTCAGTAGTAATTACTGCGAGTCCTGGTGCTTGGGCGCAATGGAACGGTGGATGTAGTGGCACACTAGTCATTAATGGAGAATCACATCCATTCACATCGTCGTATTATATAAACGGATCAAGTCAGGTACTATATGCCACAACAGTTACAGTGCCACACAATAGCGATGGAACAAAGACTGTGAGTGCATATGCAAGCTTTGATGCTAAACCATCATTTGTTGGATGGCTTACAGCTAGTAACGGACTCACATTGTCGACAATTCCACGCGGGAGCAAGATAAACAGCATTGCAGGGAGCGAATTTGGTGATACATATACAATAAAATGGACCCCAGCGTCGGACACATTCACTCACAGAGTATATTGGCACATCTTAGACGAAAACGAACATCCATGGGTATTAGTTAATACAGGACTTATCGACAAGTGTTCATTTGAAGTGCCATTAGAACTATGTTCAAAAATTCCGAACGACAGGGAAACTACTCTAACTATAAGCTTAGAGACGTACTCAGGAAAGACAAAGATATGGGATGAAATACGACCATATACGATAAAGGTGCCAAGTAACGTGGCGCCTGCAATTGAATCAAAAACAATAACAGAGGGGAATTTGTCATTACCTGCAGAATTTGAAGGTTTGTGGGTGCAAGGCATATCAAGACCCAAAATAGAAATCAAAGCAAAGGGAATTTATGGATCAACAATCAAATCTATAAAAACTACATTTGAAGAGGCAAGCTATGATGGGGCAGAGGTAGTATTCAATCCAATCAAAGCAGATGGGGAGCTAAAATCAAAAACGATAGTCACTGATAGCAGAGGAAGGACGATTGAATACATACACACATACCAAGTTGTTCATTACCACGAGCCACAAATTAAAAATTTGACATTTACGTTTTGCGATGCAAATGGACAATCTGATCCATCAGGAACATTTATTAAGATAAGCACGAGTGGAAAGATTGCAGATGTAAACAATACAAATTTACGAGTGCTTAATTTAAAATGGCGGAAGCAGACAGCACAAAGCTTTGCAAATAAAAGTGTGCAACTGAATTCGTATGAGTTTGATACAAGCACGGTCATAGGTGGTTTTGACCCGACTTTAACATACGAGTTAGTTGCTGAGCTGTTTGACGCACACGCAAAAAGCAAAACATCAATATTTACGGGTAAAATTGTAATGTCACTATATCCAGGTGGCGGTGGAGTAACATTTTTTGATGAGGCAACTGAAGAGGGCCTCAACTGCAGAGGCATGCGTTACGACCTTGATGAAGACGAAATAGATCTGCTAAAAATATTTACAAACACACAGCATGGGCTGGTAAGATTGGGGGACGTTTTATTCAAGCTAGGGCTTTGCGTCCCATTGCAAAAATATAAAGATGGGCAATTTGATGTGGTCAAATATTCTGATGGAACATGCGAGGCATCGTGTCAAATAAAACAAATAACACCTGTGAATATGATACAAGTAAATCCTTACTTGTATAGATGGATTGGAAATTTGATATTGCCAAACGAATTGTTTACATCCGTTGACAATGTGCAAGTCACAGGGCATTACAACGCAGGAATATTTACATGTGGTGCCATTGCAAAAACAGACAGAATACAGATAATACACTTAATGCCAAACAGAGGGGTGTCAGCGAACCAAGTTCCAGAGGAACTCCCTTTTGTGAAAATTCACGGGAGGTATAAATAAATGAAAGCATTAAACATTATAAAAACTGCTAATGGAGGATATTCCTTCACAGCAACACGCGAAGATGGGAACACGGTATTTGGAATATTGACAGAGAAAGACTTGTCAAACATAACGAATATAGTGGACACTTCGAAAAACCTCGATGAGCAGAGGATGGAATCCCTCAATCTCTGCATTAACTCGCTGTTAAAACTTGAAAAAAACAAGAAGGCGATATTGACTTTAGTAGAGAGGTGGCAGGTATGTTCATACTATCCACTAGGACATTATGTGACATATAACGACAAACTGTATCTCTCACGCAAGGCGCACAACTCAACATATGAAAACATCCCGGCCAACGATCGAGAATTATGGTTCGAAGTGGAAATTGGAAATTCAAGCGATTATGAACAATGGTGGAAGAGTGCAGAGTTTTGGGCAGCAGACAAAACATATAAAAAAGGCGATATGGTCATCTACTACAACAAGCTATATAGATCGCTAAAAGACAATAATGTCTCAAATCCGGAAAAATCGGATTGGGAACTCATCGAAAAGGACAAGTAAAGGAGACTTATATGGAAAGAGAAATCTTGATTGCAGTATTTGCGAGCACGGGCTTTTGGGGACTGATAACAGTGATCGTGCAGAGGGTACTAGAGCGTAAGAGCGACAATGCTATGATGATGCGTGGATTAGGGCATGACAGAATTTGCAGCTTGGGAGAATTTTATATCATGAGGGGATATATAACACGCGATGAATACGAAAACCTTGTCGACTACTTATACATCCCTTATAAAGGATTACACGGAAATGGCACGGCCGAAAAGATTATAAACGAGGTCAAGCAGCTCCCGTTAAAAGAGAGCAAAATATAAAATTATCAACCCGGTGGCGAGAGTCACCTTTTTAATTTACTTAGGAGGTAATATTATGAAACTAAAAAATGAAACTTACAATGTCCTAAAGTGGACAACACTAATTGTATTGCCAGCTACAAGCACAGCATATTTTGGACTTTCGCAAATTTGGGGACTTCCTTATGGTGAGCAAATAGTAGGCACAATCTCAGTGTTAACAGTATTCATGGGAACTTTGCTCGGAATTTCTACAGCCAAATTCAACAAAGAAAACAAAGGAGAATAAGATGAAACGATTCGGAATAGACATAAGTACATGGCAGGCAGGTTATTCTTACTACAGAGCACAGCAGGAGGGAGTCGAGTTTGCAATTTTGAGAGCGGGATATTCAACCGCAAAAGATGCAGCATTCGACACGCACTATGCATCGCTCAAGGCGATTGGAGTTCCCGTGGGAGCATATTGGTACATGTACGCAACAACACCTGCAGAGGCACTTGCAGAAGCAAGAGCATGCCTAAGTGTTATATCAGGGACACAGCTTGAATATCCTGTATATCTCGACCTGGAGGATCCATCACTAAAAGGACTCGGCAGAGAAACGCTCGATTCACTCGTAAGGACATTTTGTGACGAAATAGAGAGGAATGGATACTATGTAGGCGTGTACACGAACATAGACTGGTATAACAATTATATCAGTGGACCTGAACTCAACCAAAAGTACGATTGGTGGATAGCATCGTGGGGAACGCAGGAACCAACAGGTCTTGATTATGGAATGTGGCAGTTTGGTGGGTCAACAAACTTCTTGAGGAGTCCACAGGTGGCAGGAGTAACGACAGACCAAAACTACTGCTACAAGGACTATCCAAACATCATGATAGACCTTGGACTAAATGGTTTTAGTCAGGGTGCGCCTGCAGTACCACCTGCAACAGAACCAGCAGTAACACCACCGACAACATCAAGTGACCTATTTTCAGTTGGAGACAAGGTGCAAGTTGTCCAGGCAGTGCAGTATAATGGAGAGCCATTTGTTGCTTACTTCTCAACATATGACGTAATCGAGGTGAGCGGAAATCGTATCGTAATTGGCAAAGGAACAACAGTAACTGCGGCCGTGAGAGCATCGTCACTAATAAAGGTTGGAGCAGTAAGCACGGGAACGATCGAGGCAGGAGGCAAGGTAAAGGTACTAAATGCAGTGCAGTACAATGGACAGCCTTTCACTGCGTACTATGACACATACGATGTCATCGAGGTGAGCGGAAATCGTGTCGTAATTGGCAAAGGATCCATTGTTACCGCTGCGGTAAACAAAGCAAATCTTGTTGCAATATAATGGCAAGTAAAGAGGGCGGCAGCCCTCTTTTTTTATTGAGAAAAATCAGACAAAAGACTTGCAAGGGTACACATTGTAGTATATACTATGTATATAAAAACAAAGCACGAAAGTTTAAAAAGGAGATTATAAAAATGGAAAAAGGAAAATACACACACGAAGATTTTAAAACAATGGTAAAGCTAATGGAAAATGAAGGCTATGAGTATAACTATAATAGCAACAGCGGAGAACACGATTTTAAAGATGCCCTGGCAGGTGAAATCATAAGCATTAAAGATTACGCAGGCGAAGAGGGTGGCAGTGATTGGGATAAAACCTGTGAGGCAATTGCTGAGTGGTTTAGTGAAATAATACCAGGAATTCACAAGAAGTACGAAGTGTGGATGTTATCAAATGCAGAGGGTATAGGGGAAGAAGAATGGCTTATTATGGCAACAAATAACAGAGAAGAAGCTATTCAGGAGGCTCAAGAAAGGGAAGCAATGGTTGAAAGAAAAGAAGGCATTGAAATCAGAACCGATATTTGCGATACAGAGGTCGTATTAGAAGGAATAGGTAGTTATGAATATAGCAATGTAGAGTTTTAGAATTGATCAAGGGTCACTGTTAATGCTGCAATGAACAAAAGAGAGCAAAAACTCTCTTTTTTCATTTAGAAAGAATATAAGAAACGATTGTTTTTATAAATATTGTAGAATATTATATAAGTAATATAAAACATAATAGATAGAGAGGTTACAGTAGAGTTTCAGAAACTGAAGAGGTCATTCATGAAAGCAAACAACGACAATAACAAGATGAAAGAGATTCGCAAAATGACAGGATATACACAAGAGCAATTTGCAAAAGCGTATGGGATTCCATATAGGACAATCAAAAGCTGGGAATTGGGTGACAGAGTGCCACCATCATATGTTTTGAATTTACTTGAGTACAAAGTAAACCAGGATTTTAAAAAAGAATAA